CAAATTAGTTTACCACAACCAAATGAAATAAAAAAAATAGGTATTATGGTAAAAACCCATGAAAGTATCTTTACTAATGGATGTGTACAACAGGGCTATTTTGTTTTAAAAGCCCTTAGAAAAGCTGGCTATGATGTAACCTTTGTTACTGTAGAAAATAACTTTACTAGTTTTGATGTAGTAGATGAACCTATAGTTAATGTACTAAGCCTAGATAATTTGCTAAAATATAGTATATTTATTTTTAGTTCCTTAGTGATTACCCAAAAAGAATTCTTGTGCTATGCTAAACAGTTAGGTATTCGTCTAATTAATCAAATGGTAGGTAACTACTATATACTAAACCAGGAAGAATTTGTGTTTGGTCAACATGAAGGTGTCGTTCAAACTATGACTAGCGACTATATAGATGAGATCTGGTTGATGCCTATGTATGAAAACTGTAGACAGTATATAGAATATATGACTAATAAACCTGTTAAAATATGTCCATATGTATGGGACGATGAATTTATAAAAAAATATACCAGTTCAAAAAAGTTTAATGCTAAATATCAGATAGCTGATAACTATAATACAAAACCATTAGATATAGTTATAATGGAACCTAACCTTAGTACACATAAGACATCGCTTATTCCATTACTAATAGCTAATAAGTTTTTCTTAGAACATCCAAATAGATTAGGGAATATTTATCTAGTAGCTAAGCCATCTAAAAACGAAAAATGGCTAGAGACTATTAAACATTTAGAAATAGTAAAAATGGGAAAAATTACTAGTTTTCAACGTATGATTTCTGTGGAATTTTATAGAAGTCTACATGATAAGAAATCTAAGTACGTAATTATAAGTAGCAATATTCGCAACGGTTTAAATTTTCTACATCTTGAATGTTTTACCCTAGGTATTCCTATTATTCATAACTGTAAACCATTCTCTAAAAATGGTCTATACTTTGATGAGTGTGACTTAGATATTAACCTTAAAACAGCGTTAAACTATCTTAACAACATATGGGAAAAACCATTCCAATATGACCAAAAACCTATAGAACAAATATTAGACACCTATCACTTTACTAACTCAAAAATCTATGATGGATATTCACAACTTGTTCAAAAAACTATGAAAACTAAGAAGAATAGCATTTTTTCATTTATACCTATCATAAACAATAAGATTTTACAAAATATTCCCACATGTAATAATAATGATATGGGATTTGTTACATATGTAGACTCTAAAACTAATAAATCTATCTTTATAAAATCAATTATTTATATAGAAAACAATTCTAAAATAGATATAAATGTAGATGTTTACTGTTCTATAGACTATAGTAGCTTAGAAACTACTATCACAAATTTCGCTAAACATATTAAGGTTAAATTTATAAAAGTAGACAATATTGGTAGAGCTATAGAATACTATTTAATAGGAAATTCTAAATACAAACATACTGTCTATTATAAGAGTAATACTATACCATGCTTTAATGTAGTAGATTTAGTAGATAGACTTAGTAAGTCTTCAGACCAATTTATAGTTGGTATAAATAATAAAACTGGTTATAGTAATGAAACCCAAGTAGCTAATAAAGAATTTAATAACGCTATGGCTAAATTGCTTAATAATAATTCTATTGGAGCCACTGAGTTAAACTATCTAAATAATAGTCTATTAATTGTTAGTAGTGAAAGGGTTAAACAGTATTGTCAACTATTCTATGCTAATATTGGGTTTTTTACAGACTATATCCAAGACAGTTTGCTATTAAGCTATATATCCATTTTTACAGGCACTAAAACTATTTTATTAGAATGTGGAAAACAGTATGTTGGAAACTATGACCAGACCACTAAAATATATAATAACCATGGATATATGTATGATATAAGTGGAACTATAGTTCAGGTTATATTAGATGAACGATTAGAGGATAGTATTAATACACGATGCCAAGTGAAAGATGAAAAGAGCTATAGTAATGGTGATGCTATAGTTAGAAATTTTTCTATAGTGGATATAAAGCCATTTACAGTATAAAAGTTTATATATTACTTAAAAACTACATAGTTATATATTTTACTATCGAAATGATTGATAATAATAATGATGATATAATAGTCGATATTCCATTAGAACAGCTATCTAATAATTTAGTAGTAGATAATCCTATCGAAAATAACTCTAATATAGAACAACCATCTATTGAACAAGAACCATTAGCTAATAATAATTTAGAAGAACATAAATATGTTATTACCAGTTATGAACAATATAGTGGTTATATTAGTGCTATCCTAACATATGAAAATGAAAACCTAAGATATAATATTAGTAGTATGTTGTTTATGCCTATTATTTTATTAATAAAAATAGCTACATTAGTAGGTAGATTGGCAAAAACTACATTAGTATTTTCTTTTAAATCTATAGTATATACACTATTTTTTATAGAAGCTTTGATTAGACGCTACTATGAAACCTTTATTAATATATATGGGATTATAGCACTGCCTATATGTATGAGATTAAATGTAGATAGTATGACTACTACTATACTACTATCAATATGTTTATTTAACTATACTAGATATCTATTTATAAACAAATATTTATTAGCTAATATAGTGGGAAAGTTGGATAGTTTTCCTGAGGTTAACCCTAATAGAAAAGTGATATTTATAATTTCCCAGGTAGTTCATAACGCATTACTATTTATAAACTTAGTGCTAACCAGAGACCATAGTAAACAGGTATATATATGGCTATTAGTAGTTGCTTTAGTTTCTCAATTTATATACTATAGTATGTTTCCATATTATCTTAAATATAGATGTACTAATATAGTATGGTTAGAGCGCTATGGTCTTAAAGATAGATTGGATGCTGTATTAGATAATAGGGTAAAATGTGAGGTTGATAGGTTGCTACCACTTAAGGCATCTAAACATACTTGTGACTCTAACTATAATGGGTTATGTAGTAAATGTCCATGTGCTATTTGCTATGATAATTTAGATGAGATTACTACACTTAAATGTGGCCATATATTTCATATAAAATGTATTAGACAAACAGCTATCTATGAATACCAAAAATATAAAAAAGTAGAATGTCCAGCTTGTAGAACAAAATTGATTTAGAACCAAAAATAAAAATAGTGTTGTTTTTATTTTTAGTTTTTATAAAGCGTCCCATAAATCATCTACATTAATTTCTTCTTTATTGTCTTTGCTATAGACTGCTTCACCTACCTTCTTTTTCTTACTACTATCATCACTGTCTTCATCTTCGCTTGCGCTATGATTACTAAAGACAATGTTATTAGTTTCAATAGAGTCATTACCAGATGCACGAATTTCTTTAGAATAGTCATCATCTATATCACCTCTAGAAATTAATAATTCACAATCTTCTGGTTTATAGACATGAACTATATCACATGTATCATCTTGGAATCCTCTAAGTGATACCAAGACGAGCTGGTCTAAATTTACTCTTGTCCCTCTACATAGAGTGCCTCTTAAAACACCTCTTCTAGTGACTTTATCATAGCAGAATAGTTCAAATCTATTTCCACCATATTTTTTCTTTACTATGGCATATTCTTGACCATCTATTTTTTTAAGTTCATCATAGGCAAACTGGCGCTTATTATGAAAGTTTTTACGAGCTTTACTCTTAGTTTTATTTCCACCAAAATTGTTTTTAACCATTTTAAAATTACTATAAGATAATATTTAAGTATTTATGGCAAAGGACAAATCAAATTTTTTTGTAAAATGCTACCAATGGTATTAGATACTATAGAAAAAGGGTCGACCAATAAGTTTACTATCTGGCTAAATTTTTATCTATATAATATAATTATCTATGACTACTAATCGCTTTCTTTCTAAAAAGTTTTACATTCTAATTAAATTTAAAGAAAAAATAGATACGCTCTTCTTAAAATCTAAAGAATTTATAAAAGAGGTAGAGTTTCTTGAAAATAATATATTAGCCATAGACAAACAAATTGGAAATAGTTATGGGAATGGTTTGCTATCTACTATAGAATATAAAAAATATAAATCAGATATAGCGGATACCCTAAAGCAGACTTATTATTTATATAAAAACCCACTATATAAGTACCTATCCGAAAAAAATATACATAGCTATTTATTACTAATTAGTAAATTAAAATCATCTATTATATACTTATCTACTAGAACTGGTACAACTAATATCTATAATATTTATAAATGTATTAAGAATGAGTACTACTCTAGTAGTAATACTATAGCTATATCAAGCTATCTTAAACTTATCTCTAATATTTTTAATGTAGTACGTTTAGAATATTATAGAGAAGAAAGTAGAAATGGTGATAAAATAACGTTTGTATATACTAATAGAAAAAAACAACAAAACAAGATAGTATGCAGCGAAGAAACACTAGAAAATGTATTGTTTACAAAGCTATTAGTAAGTAGTAAACAGGTGTTTTTAAGTTTAAGAGGCTGTAGACTAGTTATACCCCTAAAAGACCAAGTCCCTAATACTATACTAGTATGTACTGGTTATTTTATAGATAATCCCACATGTATAAATGAATATAGTTTTATACAAAATAAAATATCTAAGGTAAACCAGATAGCTAAAGAATTAGAATATATATCTGACCCATTCTTAGAAAACTATATTAAATATATGTCTATTAGAGATTTACTTGTTAATTCTACAGATGAAATAGTTACTAATATAAAAAATGACTATCAAAAGCTAGAGGAATATAAAAAGATACCTATAGGTGACCTAGCTAAACTAGTCAGTGAACAAAATACTGTTGCTAATATCTATACTATTAAACTACTATTAGTAGAGAATGACCTGAATTCTACTAATATAGCTAATCTTTGTTTAGAATTGTTGAAATCAAGTGGGTCTACCTATAATTTGGTTGAACTTATAAATAGTCTAGACAGCGAAGTTAAAAATAGATTAAATACTAATGTCGTTTCTATAACCTGTTCTGAAACATCAGTAGATGACTCAGTAAACTATGAGAAAAAAATACAATTAATGAATGTAGACAGTAGTACTAAAAACAAAGCTTTAGATAAACTAAAGGAAATCAATAACAATAAAAATAGTGATAATAATGCTAAAGCAATTCAGTACCTAGATGGTTTACTGAAAATTCCATTTGGTATCTATAAGAAGGAATATCTAAAGGTTAAGTTAGAAGCCCTAAAGAAACATTTCTATAAGCTAATAGGTAGATTAGAAGATAGTATAAATGAACTATATAAAAAAGAATATAGTTTTAACTACAAAGATTGCCTAGAAAAGCTAGCTACTGAGATATTACTATTTAAAAAGAAAAGTTTCCATCCACTACATATAGAATATTTTATTAAAAAGGTATTAAGCTATATAGATATAGTAGAAAACGTCCAAACACCTATCTATGAAATATATACTAAACAAGATATACTAGATAGGATAAAACTATTAAACAAAAAAACCATATGTACACTTTTAGATATTAATAGTAGAAGAGGATTAGATAATAGTCTAAATAGTAAAAAAATAGACTACGAGTTATTTAGTAAATTAGACCAGTTATTAAAACTACCCTATAAGCAAGTATTTATATGTAAAGACCCTATATGGCTAAAACTAAAAGAATGTATTCAGGAGATGGCTAAGGAATGGGAAAGCTATAAACTACAACAACAAAAGTATTTTTTAGAAATAGGGGCTAATCTTGATAGTGCGGTCTATGGTTCTAAAGATGCCAAAACACAAATAAAAAGGTTGGTAGCCCAGTGGATTAATGGAACAGATAAAGGCTATGTGTTTGGTCTAGAGGGTCCACCAGGAACAGGTAAAACTACATTAGCTAAGGACGGTATTGCTAAGTGTTTAAGAGATGAACACGGAAATAGTAGACCTATAGTTTTTATACCATTGGGTGGTTCTAGCAATGGTTCTACATTAGAAGGTCATAACTATACCTATGTTGGGTCTACCTGGGGTAAAATAGTAGATGGTTTAATAGAGAGCAAATGTATGAACCCTATTATTTATATAGATGAACTTGATAAGATTTCTAAGACAGAGCATGGTAAGGAACTTATAGGTATTTTAACACATTTAACAGACCCTGCTCAAAATAATGAATTTACAGACAAATATTTCTCAGGTATTCCTATAGACCTATCCAAATGTCTTATTATTTTTAGCTATAATGACCCGGACCTAATAGATAAAATTTTATTAGATAGAATCCAGAGAATCCATATAGAACCATTGACTAAAAAAGATAAACTAATGGTAGCAAGAAATCATATTATACCAGAGATTGTATCTAACATAGGCTTATCTAAAGAAGATATAGAAATAAGTGATAGTGTGCTAGAATATATAATAGATACATATACTTATGAAGCAGGTGCTAGAAAGTTAAAAGAAAAGCTATATGAGTTATTTAGAGAAACAAATTTGGGCTATTTTGAGAATAGATTCAATAGTTTACCTATAGTAATAGAAAAGGAGCTAATAGAAGAAGTCTTTGAAAACAGTAGTAAGATAGAACCACAGAAAATACATAAAGTACCTAGGGTTGGTCTAATAAATGGTCTATATGCTACCTCAGCAGGTTTAGGTGGTATAACTATAATAGAAGCCTTTAGATTCTATACTAATAGCCATTTAGAGCTTAAACTGACAGGTATGCAAGGTGATGTAATGAAGGAGTCTATGAATGTAGCTAAAACACTTGCTCTTAACCTTATTCCTAATCATATCTTAGAAGAGCTAAAAGAAGATAAAAAACAACCATTTGGCATTCATATTCACTGTCCAGCTGGTGCTACACCTAAAGATGGTCCAAGTGCTGGTACAGCTATAACATTAGCTATACTATCTATGTTATGTAGATTACCTATTAAAAATACTGTAGGTATAACAGGTGAAATAGATTTGAATGGTAATGTATTGCCTATTGGTGGACTAGAATCTAAGGTATTAGGTGGTAAAGAGGCAGGAGTAACAACTGTATTATATCCAGCTAAGAATAGTGATGATTTTAGTAGAATAGAGAAAAAAATAGATTTAGAATTAGGAGAGGAGTTTAATGTAATAAGTATATCTAATATATACGAAGCTATAGACTATTGCTTAATACTGCCAGATGGTAAAAAGGCTATAGAATATTTTAGAGAGATTTAGTAATATAGTTATATTTTATAGGCTATATATTTTAGTAAAACCCATATTATTATACCTATATATAATAATAGACGTTTAGGCTATAATGTCAGACACAGTTGTATATTTAATGGAAATGGCTATAGATAATCTTAAAAAACTATCTCAGACTGATAGTAGTAAAAAAGGCGAATTAGATTTGCTAAAAAAAGCGTTAAAAACCTATAAGGAGGATATAGCTATATGTGTTAAAGAAGGTGATAATGACTATAAATGTAATCAGGAAGCATTATCTAAACTATATAGACAACTACCATTTATAAGAAATAGTGTTTATCCATGGGTGAACTATGATTGGGACTATGGTAACTATATAGATAACAACTATTCCGCTGCGGCTACTGGCTCCAGTACAAGAGGTGGTGATTTTATGTCCAATTTAGGTATATTTGTAAAACTAATGGGTGCTTATATTACCAACCCTAATCCTGGTAAAAAATCTATAGCTGGTGGAACATCTACTAGCGATGACTATGCTTATTATGGTTGTCAAGGAAATAGCAGGGATGGTTGTTTAGCCACTAATAAAGTTAAAACAAGAGATCCACAAAAACCACCATATAGTGACCCATTTTTTAATAGAAAACTAGATGGTAAAACCGCTTCTAGTTATTTTATAAAGGTTGGTAGTTGTAAAAGACCAGATATAGCTAAAGAAGACCAATGTAATAGCAGAGGTTTTCAGTGGACTGGTGATAGTTGCTATAGTGATAGATATGCCTTTATTAATAATACACCAGGATTAACTATGTATTCACCAGAGTTAGGGTATGGTAAATTTAAACTATCACCTAAAGGAATTACCTTAGGAGAGGGTTATTTGCCTAGTTTAGTAAATGACGTATTAAGTCTTTCCCCAGATAAAATACTATATGCTATGAATGGAAGAGATGCTCCAGGTTATATGGAAGTTCAAAAATGTCCAGTAGAAAAGTTTGACGGCGGTGATATAGAAAGCCAGAATAGCCAATTCCTACAGATATTAAGCGCGTTTATACTAGTATCTATGGGTATAGGATACTTTGTTTTAAAAAAATAACGATTACTATTATAATAAGATATGATTAGAGAATATATATTTCCAAATGGTCTAAAACTGGTATATAGCCATAGACCATATGGAAACCTTTCTGCTATAAATATATTTGTTAGAGTAGGTTCTAACTATGAGAGCTATAGTTTACAAGGTGGTTCACATTTTTTAGAACATATGATGTTTAAGGGAACACCTAGATTGAGTTCAGCTAAGGCTATCTCTACGGTATTTGATGAAATAGGTGCATATCTAAACGCATACACAGATAAGAACCTTACATGTTATGTAGCTAAATGCGAGAGTACATATACTAATAGATGTATAGAAACATTCGCGGATATGCTACGAAACTCTGTAATGGACCCTATCGAATTTGAGCGTGAGAAAAATGTCGTAGTAGAGGAAATTATTAGAGCCAGAGACGATCAGGCTAACTATATTAGTGATAAGATATTAGAACTAGTTTTTAAGGGATCTTCTATGGCATTGCCAGTTGGTAGTACAGAGGAATTTATTTTAAAATATAATAGAAATGATGTATTAGACTATTATCAAACTTTCTATAAACCTTCAAATATGGTAATTTCCATATGTACAAGTTTAACTTTTAAAGAGGTTCAACATATTGTTTCTAAGAGTTATTTAGGAACTTGGGTGACTATGCCATTCCAAATACCTAAAAAATATACTGTAAATACTAGATTAGATAGACAAGTAGGACCATTAATAGAAACTATCGATAGAGATATAGAACAAATACATATAGCTATAGGATTTAGAACTGTTAACCAATATAGTAACGATAGATATATATTAGAACTAATCAAATATATTCTTGTAGGTAATATGAGTAGTAGACTTTTTATAAATCTTAGAGAAAAAAATGGATTAACCTATAATGTAGGTATAGATAATATGCATTATGAGACTACTGGATGTTTTAATATTATAACTAGTGTAGATAGAGATCGACTACTAGACTATAAAGATACTAGTGGGAATGGTAAGCCTGGTGCTATACCTGTTTTATTAGATACTTTAAAAGAACTAGTAGAAAAGGGAACTAATAGCACTGAACTAGATAAAATTAAGGGATTTCTAAAGGGTAGTTTAAGTTTAGAATTAGAGGATAGCCAGAGTATTAGCGACTATAATGGTAGACAAGTTTTATTAGATTATCCAGAGTTTGTTCCTATGGAATCATTATATACTATATTTAAAAGTATAGAAAAAAGAGATATAGAAAAAGTCTTACGAAAAGTATTCTGTAAAAAGAATTTGTCTTTATTTTTGATTGGTAAGAAAAGCTATATAGACTTGGATAGGATAGAAAATCTACTAGAGAAGTTTGTATAAATATAGATAGTTAAAAATAAATTTTCCCACATATAGACTTTCTTTGAAAGTCTCTAGAGCTAACTAAGTTAGCTGTATAGGTTTTCTTTTTTTTATAATATAGATATAGTAACTATATAAGAGTAAGATAGTTAGCTAATAGATAAATAGTCTTCTGCTACGCGAGAGACAAAAAATACAATATATTCTATAGATAATTAGATGATTATCTATAAAATAGTTTGGTTAAAAACAAGTTTTCCCACATATGGGTTTTTATATTTATATTACTATAGACTTTTTGATTTTTTCTTCTATGATATTTTCCTTTGCCTTTACTAAGTTTTCTACTGATATTAGATAACTATTTATAACTGACTCATCTCTTTCCTTAGATTTATTAGCAGATTTAAATAGTTATC